AAGCTCCAAGTAAAGATAATCTATTATGATAATAATTAATATGGTCTATCAATAACTTAAGGGTCTTTAAGACTCATTGAGAGTCATTAAGTGAAAATTAATGCTTGACTCAATGTTCCACCTTAAGGATACTGAGGTCGCTCCACCACAAACCACTAACCTAAAGGGCTTCATCATGCTGAACAAACGTTACAACCTCAACGCTCGTGTATTAGGCAACACTGCTCAGGCTTATGCTGACCGCCTGAAGACTGACAAGAAGTTTACCATCGCTCAGACCCTGAAGAGCTGGAATATGATTGTTGAGCGTGAAGGCAAGTCCGGTACTTACAGCTTCCCAACAACTGGTTATACTCGTAAGGCTCAACTGATTGCTGACCTTGAGCGTTGTGCTGTTCAGTTGCGTGAGCTGGCAGAATGTAAAGATACAGTGTATGACGTTGAGCAGGCTCATAAAGAGGCTCTGCTGGCTAACATGCCGATTGATGAGCAGACCCGCTCAAGACTGAACCGTGAAGAGGCTCCTATGACTGACTTAGATGTTATCCTGAATGATGCTCGTAATGCCGTTAACGCTGTGGAAGCTGCCATCGCTGAGCATAAAGCTGGCTATGATATTCGCACCATAGAGCTGGCGGCTAAGTCTCAAGGTCCTAATCGCTCCTCAATGAACGCTATCATCCAGTGCTTGACCCGTGAATCTCGTAGTCGCCTCATGTCTTTAATTAATCTTCTGGCTAAATTCACAGAGGACCTGCGAGACCTTGAGGCTCGTATCCTTCCGGCTCAGGTATTAGCCACTGCTCCAGCACACAATAAGACTCACTTTGTTAACGTCACTGTGGGTACATCACGAGTCAAGGTTAAGGCTGACTTCCAGATGAGGCTCTATCCTCGTGATATGTCTAAGAGCCGCCTTGAGGAGTCTGTAAGCTGTCTCAATGAGTTCATTAAGAACGAGTTCAAGTTCACTGTGGTTAGCGTGGTGACAACCATGGGTGATTCTCATGGCGACCTTAAAGCAATCGTTACTGTAAAATAACTGTTGACACCTAATGAGCCTTGAGGCATCCTTGAGGCTCATCAACTGGAGAACTTGAAATGACCACATTGAAACGTATTGGCAAAGGTGCATTCACCACTGCTTATCTGAATGAACAGACTCAGCGTGTCACTCTGCACTCATGTGACCCTTATAAAGAGGCTATGGCATGGGGCTGGTTCCCTGAGTCACCTTTGTTCCCTGTTGTGGAATACGTTGAGCTGGGTGTGTATGAGATGGACTACATGCCATCCACAAGAGGCCTGAAGTCTGCTCTTCAGCCTGACCAGTGGGACCTCTATCAGTGTCTGAGGGCTGTTGCAGATATCTGGCGCTCTAACATGGGTAGCAACAACTGGCGGCATAGTGATTCATTTAGCCTGCTCCATATGGCTCTTGATAAATCAGTAGCGGCAACTCTGTATCCTGAGGCTGTTCAGACCATCAAGGAGGCTGTGGACGCTTGCGCTAACTTTGGCTCTGATGTGGGCTTTGAGATATCTCCTCGTAATGTTCGTGCAAACAGTGCTGGACAATTAGTTCTGATGGATGTATTCTTCAGTCTCAACAAACTTATTGAGGTTCGGAAATGAAACAGGTCACCATGCGCATCACCCTTAAAGATTCATGTGGCACAGTCTGTACACCTAATGGCTTCGCTCTCAAGGCTCGCTGTGAGCGCCTGAAGCGTGAGCTTAAAGCTAACCAATCATCATCCCTTTACTCTGTAGGAGGTTTCCGTAAATGGTAAAGTACAAAAGCTGTTGGATGGCTGATAAGAGCCTTAAGGAGTCCATCGGGGCGTATGGTAAGGTTCGGACCAGCGGCAAGTCTAAGGTATACTATGGACTGACTCAAAGTTCTCTGAAGGTGGCCCGGAGTCTAATGGAGCGTGAAGTGCTAAGCCACGATGAAGCTCTAAATCGTCTGCAAACTGTGTACAACAACTTTAAAAGTATATTATCCTAAGGAGGTTACAACCATGCGTAAACTTATTGCTGCTGTTCTTCTGGTTCTCTCACTGTCTGCCTGCACCTCTCATGTGGTGGTCCATGTGGACCGGTCACACAACGGCGACACTGTGACCACTGTGGAAGTAACTAAGACTTTCTTAAAGTAGTTGACAGGCTCTTAAACAGTGGGCTAAATTGATGGCTCACTCATTAAGACTCTATCATCATCAACCTAAGGCAATCATCATGAACGTATCTGAATTAGCGGTAACTCTGGCTCAACTGGTCTCTAAGTATGTCTCTATCAACGCTGATGAGTACTGCGCAGCAGCTCCCGGCTTCAAGGACTTCAAGAAAGCGGCAGAGCTTCACGGCTTCACCTTCTTGGGTGCTGGTTATTTCAGTGCTGCTTTCACTCATAGCTCCTGCATTGAGGTAGCCATCAAAGTGGGCTTCAAGCGTGAGGACTCAGGCGCAGCATATGCAGCCTACTGTCGTGCCAATCAGGGCAAGGCTGGTATCCCTGTAATCCGTGACATTCAGCGTCATGAAGACTGCTATACGGTCGTTATGGACCGTTACACTGAGCTGTCAGATGGATGGTCCTCAACTGCTCCCTCTGTAATGTTCCGGGCTGTGCGTGAGGTGATTGAGCATGGTGGCAACATTAACACAGTATTCAGTGCGGCTGACTTGGGTAATTGCTCAGCGACTCTTGAAGAGTGCTCACAGCGTGAGAGCTACCTCAGGAATCTCTTAGAGACCGCTAAAGAAATCAGGGCGTTCTTTAATGGCATCGCTGAGTTCGACTGCCACGATGGGAATGTGATGGTCAATGGGACCGGTGAGCTATTCATCACTGACCCTATCAGCTTCACTAAAGGGATTAAAGGATGGGATGCCATCGATAAGGGTCTGGATGTGGATGCAATCCGCTTAGAGAATCATATTGCCATGTGTAAGAAGCGCCATGAGCGCAAGGCTAACCGTGCGGCATATCTCAAGGGAAAGCGTAAGGCTAAAGCTGAAAGGGAACGTCAGTGGGCTGAGAGACGCCTCATGGCTCCTGTTCGTCGTATGGATATGCGAATCATCCATAATGCTTTAACGTTTGTTCCTTCTCGGATGCGCTGGGACATGGAACAAAGTTATATTAACAATAAGGCTCGTAAGGTCCGAGATGCTGACCATGAGAACATTATGAACAATCGTCCTCTGATGATAGATAAACAGCTTGACGGAATGTTCATGGGCTGATACCTTAAGAATCTCAACGGGGCCGCAAGGCCCTTAACAACAACTGATAAGGCAATACGATGACTACTATCAAGACCGATAAGCACGACTTTTCACACATCCTCAAGGCTCCTGCGGCTGCAACCCTTGAAGCTATCTATGGTCCAGAGCTTGCGGCTGCTCAGCTTCAGCTTGAACATGAAGCTTACACCTTAGGTGAAGCCCGCTTTGCTAAACAACTGGAACGTCAGGTTCAGAATGGACAAGCTGCTGACAACGTAGCGGTCAAGCCTATTATGCAGGTCCTGCACACTCGTTACGTGGCTCGCATTGAAGAATGGATTGAAGAGACCTCAGCGAAGGACGGCAAGAAGCCTCACAGCCTTGCAGCTATCCGCTCATTAGGAGCAGAGAAGGCTGCTGCTCTGGCTCTTAAGGTTATCTTCTCGCGTATCGCTGTGACCGGTGACCAGCCAGCAACAGCCTTAGCGGGTCAGATTGGGAACGCAATGGAAGATGAGGCCCGCTTTGGTCGTCTGCGTGAGCTTGAAGGTAAGTACTTTGAGAAGCACATTGAGAAGGCTCTGAATCAGCGGACCGATGAGGCTCACAAGAAGGCATTCCTTAGCGCCGTTGAGGGTCACATTAAGGACCTCTCAGCGTTCTCTGAGTGGACCAAAGAGAAGTCTATCAGCACTGGCTACAAAATGATTGAGCTGGTCATTGAGGGCTGTGAGCTGCTGGAGCGTGATGCTATCAACAAAGGGACCGCCTCAGAGGTTGTCACAGTGACCTTGAGTCCAGCCATTGTGGACCGAATCAATATTCGTGCATTCAGCCTTGCTGGTATGTCTCCTGTGCATCAGCCTTGCGTGGTGAAGCCTAAGCAGTGGACCTCCATCAAAGGTGGCGGATATTGGGCTGACGGGCAGCGTCCTACTAACCTCGTTCGGACCGGCTCAAAGGCTGCTCTGATGCGTTACCTTGATGTGTCCATGCCTGAGGTCTACAAGGCTGTGAACACCATCCAGAATACAGCGTGGAGAATCAACAAGAACGTCCTTAATGTGGTCAATGTGATTCAGGAGATGGCTGAGCCTATGGTTGAGGACTTCCCGCGTTTCGTTAAGCAGGAGCTTCCTCTGAAGCCTGAGGACATTGACACCAATGAGCACAGCCTGAAGGTCTGGAAGAAATCAGCAGCGGTCATCTACCGCCGCGAGAAGGCCCGTGTTAGTCGTCGCATGAGCTGCGAAATGGTAATCAGCCAGGCGAACAAGTTCTCATCCTATGACGCTATCTACTTCCCGTACAATATGGACTGGCGTGGTCGTGTCTATGCGATGCCACAGTTTAACCCTCAGGGCGACGATATGACCAAAGGCCTCCTTACGCTGGCTCATGGTAAACCGGTTGGCGCTCAGGGAATCTACTGGCTGATGATTCACACTGCTAACTGTGCAGGCGTGGACAAGGTAGACTTTGCGGACCGTGTGCAATGGGTCCTTGATAACCGTGAGAACATCATTCGGTCAGCTCAGGAACCTTTAGACTTCACATGGTGGAGCGAACAGGACTCACCTTTCTGCTTCCTTGCAGCCTGCTTTGAGATGCTCGGAGCGTGGACCGAAGGAGAATCCTATGTCAGCTCTCTGCCAATTGCGTTCGATGGCTCTTGCTCAGGAATTCAGCACTTCTCAGCGATGCTCCGAGACTCTGTAGGCGGTGCTGCTGTGAACCTGACAAACGCTGCTGATGGTTCAGTTGCTGATATCTACAAAATCGTTGCGGAGAAGGTCATTGAGCAGATGGAACAGGACCTCCTGAATGGCTCAGAGAACAGCGTTGAGGCAATCGTAAACAAGGATACTGGTGAAATCACTGAGCGCCTTGTGAGTGGCTCTAAGGCCCTTGCTGAGGCATGGTTTGAATACCATGTGACTCGTAAAGTGACCAAACGTTCCGTTATGACCCTCGCCTATGGAAGCCGCGAGTTTGGCTTTCGTGACCAACTTTTAGAGGACATTATTCGCCCTGCACTTGACGCCGGTAAGACCATGTTCACAGACCCGATGGGAGCCGCTGCATATATGGCTAAGCTGATTTGGGACGCTGTGACTGTGACTGTGGTCAAGGCTGTGGAGGCTATGAATTGGCTCAAAGCTGCCTCTAAGCTTCTGGCTCAGGAAATCAAGGACAAGAAGACAGGCACTGTGGTCAAGCCTCGTATGGCAACAAGCTGGGTGACTACCGATGGATTCCCGGTCTGGCAGGAATACCGTAAGCCGGACCAGAAGCGCCTTAAGCTCCTCTTCTTGGGTCAGTTCCACATCCAGCCAACTATCAACGTTGGAGTGAAAGAGATTGACGCACACAAACAGGAGTCCGGTATTGCACCTAACTTTGTCCACTCACAGGATGGAGCACATCTGCGTACCACAATCAACCATTGTAACGAAAAGTATGGCATTGAGAGCTTCGCGGTAATCCATGACAGTTTTGGGACCATCCCGGCAGACGCTGACAACCTGTTCAAAGGTGTTCGTGAGGCGATGTTCAATACTTATGAGGGTCGTAATCTGTTCGCTGAGTTCCGGGACCAGTTCATTGAGCAGCTTCATGAGTCCCAGATTAAGAAGCTTCCAGAGCTGCCAGAAATGGGAACCTTGGACCTTAAAGATATCCTTGAATCTAAGTTCGCCTTTGCCTAAATCATCACTATCAGAGAGACCACAGGAGCTGCCTTCGGGCGGCTCTTTTCGTTTATGCACTTTACGCTCGGAGGAACACATCATGGCTGCACCTAAGAAGACAACAACCCACGTTACCTTTACTCCATTATCAGGAGGCTCTATAACGCTTCCTAAAGCTGCTCTATGCATCTCACAGGACCCAATCACAGATATCTATCGGGTCTTCTTAGCGGATGGCTCAGAGTGCTTCTGGCGAGTCTCAGAGGAAACTGCTTCATCTATTATCGAAGAGCTGAATCCTTAAATCATCACTATCAGACAGACCTCAGGATTCCCTTGAGAGTCTTAAAGTTCAATCCTAAAGGAGACCATTAACATGAAAGCTAAGACCATCACTAAGACCATTATTACCTCTATTGACCGTGGAGATATCTTTCAGGTCATCAGAGATTGTGGTTGTTATCCGAAGGGACACCTGTTGATTGTCATTGAGTCTGGTAGCTCTACAAATCGTGAGTTCATTGAGTTCGCTCCTCCTAAGAACAGCTCAGGTGCATATGGTGACTTTGATTTCATTGCGTCTGCTATAGATGCCAGTGAGATGCGCTATGCTGGCACCATTGATAACCCAGATATCATCAGCCTGTAATCCCTAAATCATCACTATCAGACAGAGCAATTCAGCTCATCTAATTTCAACTTTAAGGAATCATTATGAACACTACCAACTTTGAAAAAATCGTTAAGACTCGTAAAGACCGTGGCGAAGAGTACGCAGAGAAAGGCCGCAAACGCAATAAGCGTGACCGCAAAGCAGCTCGTGAAGAGAAGCGTTCATTAGGTCAGGAGGAATAAGCCATGGGTGACCATCGTGATGACCTTATGTATTCTGGTGATGCTCGCCAGCAGCGCCTATTGTTTGGAGAGGCGAGCGCCTTAGGTCTGACTATAATCCTCTATAATCTACCTCACCTCTTTTGTAATGAGGTCGTTATATGGGAGGGTGATATGCCTTTCGTAAGCCATAAATTTTGTCCTTCAGTAAGTGACCATAATGTAAACTGCTGGATTCGCAAACAACTTAACGATTACCAATCTTGGAGATAATTATCATGAAGACCAACCCTTACAAAGCTGTAGACTACAAAGAGTCCGCCATTGTGAAAGCTCTGGCAGTAGCCGAAAGCCTCATTGCTGATATTAAGTATGATGGCGTCCGTTTGAATCTGTGCGTTAATGACCATCCGGGAACCGGTAAAGGCTCAGCAAGCTTCCTCTCTCGCGTCTCTAAGACCATCCCTGCACTTGAGCATCTTAATGAACTCTCAGCACGCTGGGGCCGGTTCCTTAATGATGATGAGCAGCCCTTCTTTAACGGTCTGATGATTGATGGTGAAGTCATGGTGAAAGGTGTGGACTTCAATACGAGTTCCGGCCTGCTTCGCACTGTTCACCTCAAAGAGAAAAACTGGAAGTTTGACGTTAACTGGTCAAATAGTGATTCAGCTCCTAAGGATTCCAATGGGAAGTTCATTAAGAATCTGCCATTCCAGTTAGACCCTGCACAGCTTAAGGTTGTTGTCTATGGTGTGGTTCCGATGGACGTCGTTGAGTCTGGTGAAGACTATGACGTTATGAATGTGCTGATGCAGATGCATTGCGCCGTTCAGGTGGCTCTCCTTGAGCGTCACTTCCCGGAAATCGAATGGGTTCTACCTGAGACTCATAACGTTTTCTCAATGGAAGAACTCCATGCACTTTACGCCAATGTCCGTGAGCTGGGCCATGAGGGCTTAGTTGTTAAGGACCCATTTGGCATCTATCGTCGTGGTAAGAAATCAGGATGGTGGAAGATGAAGCCTGAGAACGAAGCTGATGGTATCGTTCAAGGTCTCGTATGGGGCACTGAAGGCCTCGCCAATGAGGGCAAGGTGATTGGCTTTGAGGTTCTGCTGGAGAATGGCCGGGTGGTTAACGCCTGCAATATCTCTAAGGACCTGATGGATGAGTTCACCGAGAAGTATCTTCACGATAACCAGATGCGCTCTAAAGGTGAAGCAGTAAACCCTTATGATGGTCATCAGGTTCAAATCAAATACATGGAGGAGACGCCAGATGGTTCCCTTCGTCATCCAAGCTTTGTGTGCTTCCGTGGCACTGAGAGCAATCCTGAGGAGAAAATCTAATGTTCAAAGCAATCCTGTTTACCATCATGATTATCCTTGTCGGAGTCTTTACTGAGTGGAAGTATGCGCTGGCTGTCTGGGCGGTAATCTTCATTGGTAACTCCATTAAGTATCGTAAACGTTAGGAGTAATCTTATGGCAAGGTTCCTTATTGGCTTTGTAGTGGTATGCTTATTTGGCCTGATAGCCTTTAAGTTTCCACCTCAAGCGTTCATGGTCATCATGTTTATACCAGTTGCGCTCTGCATCTTCTTCATTAGTAGCTTAATCGGAGACGCTATAGTCTGGGCATGTTCATCCCTATTGAAAAAGTTGAGGAAGTAATGGACCCATTCTGGTTCTTTGTGCTCATCATTTGGTTAGCTCTCTGGTACGTGTGATAAACTCAAGGTCTCCTCCGGGAGGCCTTTATGATTGTCATACCTTAAATCATCACTATTAGAAAGGAGGCCACCATGGTCGCTACACAGCCAACAGTTAAAATCATCTCTCTTCAAGAGGTGTTCCCGCATCTGAAGATGTTCACTGATGCAGCTTCAATACCGCCCCAGAAGACGCCTAAAGGTTTCTTCAAGACCCTGATTGCTTTCTTCAAGACTGTCTATCGGTGGTTCCGTGGCTAAATCATTAACCTTCATTCATGGAGCTTTCAATATGAGTCCTAAGCCTATCATTATTGGTCTGCACTCAAACGTAGGGAAGTCCGGTAAGGACACTCTTACAGAGATGCTTAACGCTGAACGGTTCGCCTTCGGTGACGCTCTGAAAGAAGAGTGTGCTCGTGCTCTCACTGAGACTCAGGAAGAGTACGCAGCGGTTCTCATGGCTATGCACAATCAGCAGCTCAAGGATAAACCTGATGCCTCTCTGGCTATCAAGCGGATTCCTCATGGGTTCTGGTCGTCATACCTGTATGCACAATGGCATCCGAGTTTAGACCCAAGTGCTCCACGTAGTCCTCGTTGGCATATCCAGATGTATGGCACTATGCGCCGCAATGAGAACTCAGAGTATTGGGTGAACGTTATCCGGGACCAGATTGCAGACTTCAAGTCCAGCTCCGAGGGATTCCGTAAGGAGTTCATCGTGGTCTCTGATGTTCGTATGCCTAATGAGCTGGAGATGGTCCAGCAGATGGGCGGAAAGGTATTCACTGTCAAGCGTACTTGGTACGATAAACTTGATGATGTTCCTAAGCACAGCTCAGACACAGCTCTGGATGGCTTTGAGCTTCCAATCATCAACAATATCTTTGGCAATCCTGAGGGAATGCTGGAGCAACTTAAGGAGTATATCCGTGAGCAAATCTAAGAAGTTCTACGTGACCATTCAGAGTCCTTTGGGTGGTGAATGTGAGTTCCCAATGTATGCAGAGTCGTTAGACGAAGCTACTAAACAGGCTGACTTTGAGTATGAACAAGCTGGCTTCCCTGTGTCCCGTATCCGTCCTGAGGTGGTTCATCATGAGCAACAATCTGCATTCTAACTGGTGTTCCTTTGAGCGTGGTGATGGTGGCTGTGACTGTGGAGCCTCATGGCTTGCTGTCCCTGTGCCACGTCCGGCTGAGTTCAAACGGCAAGCTAAGGTCTATATTCGTAAGGGCCATGGCACCTATTATGTACGCAATGGTCTTGTGAGATTCAGAGCGGTGGCGCGCCGTGCCCACTGGATTAATGCGGCGCATACCGTAGAGGAGCTTGAGCAGAAAGTCATTTCTGGACGTGTTATTGGACCAATCATTGTGAATAACTTTCAGGAGATTGAATCATGAGAGTCCAACATATGTCCCAAGGTAAACCTCGGTCCCTCCCAGATGGATTCCTTCATCTGAATAACTTCTCACACGTAGCCAGCTCCGGTCTGGCAGGTGTCCTCTATGAGCGCGTGTTCACTGAGCGACAACAGGAAATCGTTGGATGTGCTCTCTTGGAGATTGCTAATGGCAACCCTGAGTTTGTCCACTTCAAACATAACGTGTGGCGATTCCAAAAGGAGTTCCTAAAGACTCACTTCCAGCCTGCTGTTTATGCAGCCTGTCGTCTCATCCGTAAGCGTCCTGCTGAAATGATGAGCGTGGCTATTACTCATGAGGAGCTTAATGTGCAGCGTACTGTTGTTGCATGGCCCTCATTCGATAACGATATTTAAGAAGGAGATACCTAATGGCTAAGACTTTAATTTCACCTCGTGGCGTCATCGCTCCATATGCTTACATCCAGCGTCCAGACACTAAGTTCAATGACCGTGGCATCTACAAGATGACTCTGACTTGTGATATCAATGACCCGGCTGTAGTTAAGCTGATGGATGATATCCTGAAGTGTCATCAGGAGAACTATGCGAAGATTGTTGAAGAGTTCGCGGCGAATCCACCTAAGGCTAAACCGGGCAAGAAAGTCCTGAAGCCTTATGAGGGCGATATGCCTTTCGTTGATAACGAAGATGGCACTGTGAGCTTCAACTTCAAATCCTATGCGTCCTTCAAGGACAAGAAGACCAGTGAAATGGTTGAGCGTAAGATTGTCGTGGTTGATGGTCGTGGTAAGCGTCTGCCTGTGGTCCCTGCTATTGCTGGCGGCTCAGAAGGTAAGGCTAAGTTCTCACTGGTCCCTTACAGCTTTACAGCGGTTGCTGGTGCTTCCGTTAAGCTGCAACTGGATTCACTGATGCTCCTGAAGCTCGTTGAGTTTGGTGCGGGTGGCGAAGGTGATTGGGGTGATGAAGTGGAAGAAGACGCTGAGGACTTCTCAGGTCGCCAGTTCTCTAATCGTCCAGCTCCTACAGAGGATGCTGATGACTCAGATGATTCTGATGCTGAAGATTCTGAAGAAGATGAGGGCGGTGATTTCTAAGTGACACCAATGGCTGGCCTCCGGGCTGGCCTTTTATTAAGGAGGTGTCATCATGGCAACTAAAAGAGGATGTGCTACTGGTCGCTATCGGAGTGGCCTTGAAGATAAGATTGCGAGTCAGCTCGAACAGGCTGGCATTAAGTATAGCTATGAGGATTGGAAGATTCCGTATGTAATCCCGGCGTCTAACCATACCTACAAGCCAGACTTCATCTTACCAAATGGAATCATCGTGGAAGCTAAAGGCATCTTTGATACTGAAGACCGCACTAAGCATCTGTTGATTCGTGAGCAGTTCCCAGAGCTTGATATCAGGTTCATCTTCAGCTCAGTCAACACCAAGATTTACTCAGGGTCCAAGACCACAGTAGCCGCATGGTGTGACAAGAATAACTTTCTGTTTGCCGCTAAGCTGATTCCTTCAGTGTGGCTCAAGGAGAAGGGCTGTAAGATTCCATCAGGCATTCTATTACCCGTTAAGAAATCCAAGTGAGGTCCTAATGAAAATCGTTAATGTTACTCCTAAGGCTCCTGCCGTCTCTGTCTTCATGCTCAACACTGGTGAAGTTTATCGTATGGCTAATGGCTCTACGGATATCCTTATGGTTATTGAAAAGCGTGAATCTTATCAGGATAGCTTTAAGAGCCGTGTGGTACGCTCGTCTGTCTCACTGACTACCGGTAAGATTGTACCTTGGAACGGTCACGAGAAGGAGCATTGTGTTGTTCTCAAAGCTACTCTGGAGGTCTCAGAATAAAGGAGGTTTATATGTCATCTGCTGTTCAATTCAAAACTCGTAAGGAGACCAACTTCATTGTGATTCATTGTGCCGCTACTCGTCCCTCTATGGACGTTGGTGTGCGTGAGATTCGCCAGTGGCATAAACAGCGTGGCTTCTTTGACATTGGGTATCACTATGTGATTCGCCGTAATGGTGTCATTGAGGAAGGCCGTAAGCAGGACCAAGTGGGCGCTCATGTGGCTGGCTATAACTCAGAGTCTGTGGGTATATGTCTGGTCGGTGGAGTACCAGAGAACAACGTAAATGGCTTTGAGGCCAACTTTACGGATGCTCAGATGGTCAGCTTAAAGGCTCTCGTTGGTAAGCTTCAGGCTGACTACAAGACCGCTAAGGTTGTTGGTCATCATCATTTGGATTCAGGCAAGGCCTGTCCAAGTTTCGCAGTGGACCTGTGGATGAACACAGGAGCTGTTAAGACTGCCTCTAAAGGCTAAAGTCATCACTATCAGAGGAGGCCAACCGGTCTCCTTTCATTTCAGAGGAGTACAAATTATGAACGAACTAATCCGCGAGAGAATCCTCGTAGCTCTTGAGGTTCAAGCGATGCTCAAGCGTCATACTGAAATCAAGCCGGTGATTGCTGGCGGATTTGCTCGTGACGTTTATTACAATCGGGTCCCTAAGGACTGCGATATCATCTTTCCTAACACTGTCAGCTATCAGGCTCTGTCAGGTTTCTTTGCGAGTCTGGGTATCAGCTCCCGCACTATCATTATGTATCGTGAAGGCGAGGAGATTGACCGCATCAAGACTGTCAATAAGATGACCTACAAGGGCGTTGACTTTGATATCATCGTGTATGACATTGAGCCAGATGAAGAGGTCACTGATTACTTTGACTTCAACTTTAGCCAATTCATTCTGACCGGTCATACTGCTGTCTTCAAAGGTGACCCGTTAACGTGGGACCACGACTGTGGAGGCATCAAGACTCTTAAGCGTGTTCGTGAGGATTCCTCAATGAAGCGTTGTGAGTATGTCTTCAATAAATGGATGGAGTACCGCAAGGCTCACAATGAGGCACAACGTGAGGCTGACCTATGAGCCACGAACATGAGGAAAGCATTCTGCTCTTTAAGGGACCTTGCGAGAATTGTGGTAGCTCAGATGCCAATGCTCACTACTCAGATGGGCATACCTTCTGCTTTGTTTGCGAGAATCCTGTGTATCCTCCTAAGGATGAGGTCCCAGAGTTTGTCACGCAGAACTATAAAGCACGAGGAGGTAAATCAATGAGTAGCAACTTGTTAACGTTTGGTGAAGCTGAGGGTCAGTATGTGGACCTTACAGCTCGTGGTATCCAAAAGGATATATGCCAGAAGTTTGGCTATTGGATTGGCAAGGTAAACGGTAAGCCTCATCAGATTGCAAACTATTATGATGACACAGGCCAGCTCGTAGGTCAGAAGCTGCGTGACCGTGACAAGGAGTTCACTGTACGTGGTCAGGTGAAAGGTCAGAGCCTCTTTGGTAAACACCTTTGGAATGGAGGCCGGAAGATTGTGGTCACTGAAGGTGAGATTGATGCGCTCTCTGTGGCACAGCTTCAGGGCGGTAAGTATCCTGTGGTCTCGTTACCTCAAGGCGCTAAGTCTGCCAAGAAGTGTCTCTCAGCCAACTACGAATACTTTGACCAGTTTGAGGAAATCATCCTGATGTTTGATATGGATGAGCCGGGACGTGCTGCTATTGAAGAGTGTGCTCCAGTGCTTCCATCAGGCAAAGTTAAGGTAGCCGTATTGCCTCTCAAGGACGCCAATGAGTGTCTCATGAGTGGTAAAGGCAAGGACGTATTGGACCAAGTGTTCAATGCCTCTCCATGGATTCCAGACGGCGTAGTGAGCGCCACCTCTATGAAGGACCGGGTCCGTGAGTTCGCCGGTAAGATGGAGGCTGCTGGTCTGCTGTTTGATGGTCAGCCAGAACTCAACAGGAAAACCATGGGTGCCCGTTCAGGTGAACTCATTATGGTGACCTCAGGTTCCGGTATGGGTAAGTCCACCTATGTCCGCCAGCAGATTATCAAGTGGAAGCGTGAAGGCAAGCGAGTAGGCGTAGCGATGCTTGAGGAGGCCGTTGAGGAGACAATGCTGGACCTGATTGGTCTGGATAACAATGTGCGCCTCCGTCAGTCTCCTGAGATTCTAAACGCGATTCTTGAGGATGGTCGGTATGACTCATGGTTCGACAAGATGTTTGAGCCAGCGACTAACCTGATTCATCTTTATGATTCCTTTGCTGAGTCCAAGGAAGAGCAGCTCTTCGCTAAGCTGGCCTATATGGCTGATGGCCTTGACTGTGACGTTCTGATTCTTGACCACATCTCTATCGTTGTGTCAGGTATGGAGGATAACTCCGATGAGCGTAAGACCATTGACCGCATTATGACTCGCCTGAAGAAACTTGCGAAGACCAAAGGAATCATCATGGTGGTCATCTGCCACCTGAAGAACCCAGATAAAGGGAAATCACATGAAGAGGGACGTCCTGTATCTATCACTGACCTTCGTGGGTCTGGTGCTCTGCGTCAGCTTTCTGATACCATCATTGCCCTTGAGCGAAACCAACAAGGTGATAACCCAAATCTTGTTAACATACGTCTTCTCAAATGTCGCTTTACTGGTGAGACCGGTATGAGTGGCTCGATGGAGTACAATAAGTTAACCGGCTGGTTGGAACCTTCAGATGGTGAAGTTAATAATGACCCAACTATGTGGGCTGAAGATGAGCTTGAGCCTGATTCTGAATTTTAATAAGGAGAAACATTATGATTAAGTTCTTAGAGAAACTGGTAGTTGCACTGTATCGTCGTGAAGAAGCTAAAGCTGCTCGTCGTGCTGAGAAGGCACAGGACTATGCCCGCAAGCTGGCTGAACGTGCTCGTGAATTCGCTGAGCATTCCAATCAGATTACCACTGAAGCTGTGGCCCATAAGCGCCTTGAGATTCTGCATGGCGTGAAGGCTGAGAAGATTGAAGAGTTCTTTGGTAAGTTCTAAGTGATAAACTCAAGGTTCCTACGGGAGCCTTTATGATTGTCATTTACTAACAACAGGAGGAATCATGAAGGTTCTTGATATTGAAACGAATGGCCTCTTGAGTAAGGGTCCCGATATGGAGTTCCATTGTGCGTGGTGGAAAGACCCTCACTCTGGAGCTAAGCGTGGTTACCGTCCTCATGAGTTTGAGGATTTCATTAAGTTCGTTGAGCGTCTCTCAGATGCTGAGGAGATTCAGGTATGGCACAATGGCATCAACTTCGACATTCCGGCGCTGGATATCCTCTGCCAGAAATACTTAGGGCGTCCGTTGAAGCTGAAGCGTTACACTCTTGTGGATACTTTGGTTCTCAGTCGGCTGCTCCACAGCAATCTGAAGGACACAGATGCAGGTCTCCTGAAGTCAGGACGCCTACCGGGTTCAAGCTACGGGAGTCACTCGCTTGAGTCTTGGGGCTATCGCTTAGGCGAGATGAAGGGTGAGTATAAGGCTTCCTTCAAGAGGACCATGGAGGCTCAGGGGGAGGCTTACGTTCCCGGCATGGAGTGGACTCACTTCAACGAGGATATGTTTGACTATAACGAACAGGACGTTGAGGTTGGCTCAGCGGTTATCCTTAAGTTCCTTGGGAATGACTTTTACTTTCCCACTAAGAAGGAGCCTCAGGGTGAAACCGAAGCAGCTCGCTTCTGGGATGCTGGTCTTCCGTGTGTGACCTTAGAGCATAAAGCTCAATGGGTCCTCCAGAAGATGGTCCGTGATGGCCTCCCAATGAACATCAAGAAAGCTGAGGAGCTTTATACAACTCTGTGTGCTGCTCGTTCTGAGATTCTTCAGGAGCTGGTTCAGTTCTTTGGCAGTTGGTATCAGCCTAAGGGCGGCACAGAGATGTTCTGTCACCCTAAGACCGGTAAGCCTTTACCTCGTTATGCACGAGTGAAGACCGCTGGTAATGGTGGTATCTTCAAGAAGCCTAAGAATAAAGCTCAACGTGAAGGCACAGAGCCTTGTGAGCTGGACAACCGCTTGTATGTTAAGGGATGCCAGTACACTCCTATTGAGCACGTTACGTTCAACCCTGCGAGCCGTGACCATATTGCTAAGAAGCTTAAGGAAATCGGTTGGGAGCCTGTGGAGTTCACCGATGGTGGAGCGCCTAAGGTTGACGATGAGACCCTTGAGGGTGTTCATTTTGATGACCCTATCGCAGAGAAGTCTGTAAGGCTCATTCAGCGTTACCTTATGCTTCAGAAGCGTATCGGTCAGGTGGCTGAAGGTGATAACGGCTGGCTGCGTATGGTAGGCCCTGATGGTCGTATGCACGGTAACATCAACCCTAATGGGGCTGGTACTGGTCGTGCGACTCACAGCTATCCTAACATGGCTCAGGTTCCTGCTGGTCGTGCTCCGTTTGGTAAGGAGTGTCGTGAAATCTTTGGGGCCGAATGGAATCCTGAAGGCTCTTGGGTACACGTTGGTTGTGACGCAAGTGGCTTAGAGCTTCGCTGCTTAGCTCACTTTATGGCTAAATATGATGGAGGTGAATATGGAGAAATTATCCTTAATGGAGATATCCATTGGCGCAACTGCGTTGGTGCTGGTCTTCATGCTGATGTTCCTCGTGATAAACACAACGAAGCTCATGAAGCTGCTCGTGACAATGCGAAGACATTTATCTACGGCTTCCTCTATGGTGCTGGAGCTGCCAAGCTTGGTCAAATCATCCGTGGCGGTAAGAAAGAGGGCAAAGCTCTCTTGGATAAATTCATGGCGGCTGTCCCTGCTATTGCTCAGCTTAGAGAAGGCCTCAAAGCAACACTCATCAAGTCAGAGCAATGGACGCAATCAGGATTAAAGACCGTATGGAAACGTAAGTGGGTCCGTGGTATTGATGGACGTATGATTCATGTTCGCTCCGCTCACTCAGCTCTGAACTTCTTGCTCCAAGGTGCTGGTGCTATCCTGTGTAAGCATTGGGTGGTCCTTGTGTCTGAGATGATGGAAGCTCGTGGCTATAAGTGTGGCTGGGATGGTGACTACGTTCTGATGGGATGGATTCATGATGAGCAGCAGTTCGCAGCTCGTAACCATGAGATTGCTGAAGACCTCGTCAAGGTCTGTCAGGAAGCTATGCGTGAAGTAGGTCGAATCTATGAGTGGCGGATGCCGCTTGATACTGAAGGCAAGATTGGGAGAAACTGGTATGAGTGTCACTAAGCCTATCGTCAGGGTGCTTCGGCATCCTAACGGATACTTTCAGGTCCAATACCGGACCAAGTTATTCTTCTTTAATCTCTGGCATAATCATCAATTTTATGAAAGTTATGATGAAGCCTTTAAAGAAGCTAAACGTATTCGCAAACAGCGCACCATGGAGACTGTGGTGGTAGTTGAATTATATGAGGAGGTTTAACATGGCCCTAACGATTAAGCAAAAAGTAAGCTTCGATGTGAAGTTTGTAGTTGACTCAGAGACTGAGAAGACCTTTGAGGGTAATATCCTTGAGGCTCTCCGTGGGTTCCATGCAGGCACTCGTGAGCTGGATGGTCATGAACGCCATGTGGCTACAGTGTTCCTGAAGGAAGGACTTGAGGCTGCTATCAGAGAAATTCTTGTGGGTCTCTATAAGGGTGCTGTTAAAGAAGCATTCTTAGAGGACCTTGAAGTATCCTCACTGAGTCCTGTGGTGGTTCGTAATGTCTGATTACTTAATCTTTCTGAAGAACATTAAGAGTTGCCCTAAGACCTTTAGCAGTGACTACGCTCGTCGTGAAGCTGCCTTTGTGGCTGAAGCTGCATCTCGCCGTCACATTACGGCTCTGTCTCAGGATGGAACCAATCAGGGTGCATGGGAGATTACTGCCTCAGGTGCTCTTTTCCTTGAAATGAATGGAGGTTAACTATGAAACCTGAAGAAATCCTAAAGACCCTGTGTGATGCTCTTACTGAGGAGCCTTGGATTAGTGAGCTTCCTGATGAGCTTGGCTTTATCCTTGTTGGTAATGATGATTGGGTTGATGAAGGTAAGTACCAATCGCTTTGTAGTGTTGTGAAACACGAAGAGTCTGGACTGTACTTTGAGGCTACATTCTCCCGTCATGGTGACCACTGGCAGGGACACGAGACTGAATTTGATGGAGCATGTCAGGTTGAGCCAGTTCAGGTAATGGTGACTCAATATCGGAGGGTCTCATAATGTCTATTAAAACTTTAGCAGAGTTTGAAGCTATGGGCCTGAAAGGTAAAGGCTTATTGGTTATGGATGGTGACTGGATTGTATTCCAAGCCATGAGCGCCTCTGAGTTCGATGAGAGCTGGGATGAGGAAATCTGGCATCGCTGCTGTGACCACGCCAAGGCTCGTATGCTGGTTGACCAAACGGTTCACGGCTATCAGTCCCGTAAGAAAGCATGGGCTGGTGCTCCGGTTGTCTTAGCGTTCACCTCAGATACCAACTGGCGTAAGGAGGTCCTTGAGACCTATAAGAGCAACCGTAAGAAGACCAAGAAGCCTGTGGGCTACCATGAGTTTCTTGAGGCTCTCTTTGACCGTCCTGAGTACATCTGCGTCCGTGAGCCTAATCTTGAAGGTGATGACGTGATGGGAATCATTGGGTCGAACCCTGAGCCGTTTGGCTTCAAGAAGGCTGTACTGGTCTCCTGTGATAAGGACTTTAAGACCATCCCTAATTGTGACTTCTTCTGGTGTACCAATGGTAAGCTGCTGGAGCAGAATGAGCAGTCAGCAAACTACCACTGGATGTATCAGACCCTGATTGGTGATATCACCGATGGTTACTCAGGTATTCCCGGCATGGGCAAAGGTACAGCTACTGAGTTCCTTGACAATCCTTATTACCTCGTTGAGATTCAGAAGGAGCTAAAGACAGGTAAGAATAAAGGGCAGTTAGTCACTCAGTGGGAGAAGCATGACTTCAAGGATAGCGATGGTACTCTGTGGGATGCCATTTGCACACTCGCTGCGAAAGCCGGTATGAGTCGTGAAGACGTTCAGGTTCAGGCCCAAGTGGCTCGCATCCTGCGTCATGAAGACTACAACTGGATTGACCGTGAGATTTACTTACCGACGATTTAATAGTTGACAGTTCAGAGGTTCTTCGGAGCCTCTTATAGTGTTTTCTAAAATCATCACTATTAGGGAGATTGCTAAAGTCATCACTCCCTTGAGTCAAACATTAAGACTTTAAGTTCCAATTAAGGAGTAATAATCTATGATTAAAGACTATTCATTAATGATGGAGAATCCTGAAGATGTTCCTGTGTTATCACAGAGTCAAAAAGAGCAACTTCAGGCTCGCTTTAGTCCTACCTTTCAGATGCTGCTGGGAACTCAGGAATACCTAAAGAACAAAGGTCATGGACCAGAGTTTATCTTAGGGTTCCTCAATGGTCTCCAAACAGCGTCTGAAATGCTGGATACATTCGAGACTATCCATTCTCAGAAACAGGAGGAAGACTAAATGTGCTGGTCACCAAAGGTAAAAACACCTAAGGTCTCCATGCCTCAGACCGCTCCGACTGCTGCTCCTGTATCAGAAACCCCTGCGTCTATCCAGTTTGGTGATGACGATGATAAGGGTACTGAAATCTCTAAGACCGGAGTAGGCTCAGTTAAGGTGGACCTTGAGGCAGAGAATAAGAATAACACAGAAGGCTCCACTAACTTCGGTGCTCTTATCCCTACCGGGTCAAAGGCTACAGGTGGTAGTTTTATGTCAGGGACCCTTAAGAAGTCCGTGGCGGGTGCAATTCGTAAATAGAGGAGGGACCTATGGGACTCTTTAAGAAAATCAAGAAGGCTGTCAAGAAGACAATCTCTAACCCTGTTAAAGTGGTTAAGCAGGTTGCCAGTGGTGATATCAAAGGTGCCGTTAAGACCGCTGCAATGGCTCCAGTGGATGACGTTAAAGGCTCCCTTGAGATTGCTAAAGCAGCCGGTAAGGAAGTTGGTAATGGTCTGTCAGCCCTGAAGAATGCTGTGATGCCAAGTGCTCCAGAGATTAAGAATGGTGCTGAGCCGGGTACGGTTGCTGCATCTGATGTTCAGACTCCTGAAGAGGATAAAGGTGACGTTGAGACAGGCGATGAGTCAGGCTCTGAGCAGCGTAAGAACAAAGCTACAGGTAAGAAGTCACTCACAGTGGCCCGTACCTCAGGCGGTGGTATTAATGTCTAAGGAGGTGACCTATGGCTGAATCACGTACTGGCTTCGCTGAAGCTGGCGCTAAGGCCGCTTATGACCGCCTTAAGAATGACCGTAATACCTATGAGACTCGTGCTCAGGACTGCGCTAAGTATACCATCCCGTCCCTGTTCCCTAAGGACTCTGATGATGGCTCAACGAACTATACGACTCCTTGGCAGTCTGTAGGTGCTCGTGGTCTGAATAACCTTGCGTCTAAGCTGATGCTGGCTTTGTTCCCTCAGCAGACGTGGATGAAGCTCACAATCTCAGAGTTCCAAGCGAAGCAGATGGTAACAGATGCTGAAGCTCTCGCTAAGATTGATGAAGGTCTGAGTATGGTCGAACGTATCATCATGAACTACATCGACTCCAACAGTTACCGAGTGACTCTCTTTGAGGCCCTCAAACAGCTCTGTGTGGCTGGTAACTGTCTGCTGTATGTTCCTCAGCCTGAAGGCAACTATACGCCCCTGAAGCTCTACAAGCTCGCCTCTTATGTGTGTGAGCGTGATGCCTATGGCTCTGTCTTGCAGATTATCACTCTCGACAAGATGGCCTATGCAGCTCTTCCTGAAGACGTCCGTAACTCCCTTGATGGAGACCATACGCCTGAAGAAGAGATTGAGCTTTATACTCAAATCTATCTTGACGATGAATCAGGGAACTTCCTGAAGTACGAAGAGATTGATGGTGTAGAGATTGAAGGAACAGACGCTGAGTATCCTGTTGATGCCCTACCGTACATCCCTGTTCGCATGGTTCGTCAGGATGGTGAAGCCTATGGACGCTCTTACGTTGAGGAGTATATTGGTGACCTTAAGTCCCTTGAGAATCTTCAAGAGGCCATTGTGAAGATGGCTATGATTACTGCTAAGGTGGTCGGTCTGGTCAATCCAAATGGTATCACTCAGGTTCGACGTCTCAACAAGGCTCAGACAGGTGATTGGGTAGCTGGTCGTAGAGAAGACATTGATTTCCTCCAACTGGAGAAGACCGGTGATTTCACTGTTGCTAACAATGTGGCTCAGCAGATTGAGGCCCGCTTAGGGTTTGCCTTCATGCTGAACTCAGCGGTCCAGCGTACTGGTGAGCGTGTAACAGCAGAGGAGATTCGTTATGTTGCGTCCGAACTCGAAGACACGCTTGGCGGTGTTTATTCAATTCTCACTCAGGAGCTTCAACTTCAACTTGTACGAGTCTTACTTAAACAACTACAAGTGACCAAGAAGATTCCTCAGCTTCCTAAAGAGGCCATTGAGCCAACTGTGTCTACAGGCCTTGCAGCCTTGGGCCGTGGTCAGGACCTCCAGAAGCTGACTCAGTGTATCCAAGCGTGGAGCGCACTGGCTCCTATGGCTCAGGACCCTGATATCAACATTGCTGTCCTTAAGCTTCGTATTGCGAATGCTCTGGGTGTTGATACCTCTGGCTTGATTCTTACGGATGAACAGAGAGCAGCCCTTCAGAGTCGTCAAGGTGCTCAGACGTTCACAGAGAATGCTGCTGCTTCCGCTGGTGCTGGTGCTGGTGCTCAAGCCACTGCAAGCCCTGAAGCGATGCAAGCTGCTGCTCAGAACGTGGGTCAGGAAGTTCCGGGTTCTTAAATCATCACTATTAGGGAGAGCTAATCAGGCCTCCCTTTGTTCTCAAAAGGAGATTATGAATGACTGATATTTATGCAGAATATGGTGTGACAGGTGCTGTAATGTCTGAACCTTCAGAAGGCTACAATGAGCAGATGATTGCTCAACCTGTGGACGTTCGTGATGGTGATGACTCTATCACTGTTGACTCCGAAGAGTTTGAAGAGGCCTCCTCTGAAGAATTGCCAGAAGGCGAAGAGCAGGGTGAGGAACAAAGCGGGGAAGAGTCTGGCGAGGAAGCCGGTGAAGCCGCTGAGTTCGAGGCCGTAGGTGATGTTCCTGAGGAGCTGGTAACTGTGACCACTCGTATTGCAGAAAGTGAATCTGCGTTTAACGATATGGTTGCCGATGCTGCTGCTCGTGGTCTGGACCAAGAGTCTTTTGCTGTCATCTCTGCTGAGTATGAAGCTGAAGGTGAATTGAGTCCTAAGAGCTATGAAGCTCTGGCTAAAGTTGGTTACTCTAAGAACTTCATTGATAGCTTCATCGCTGGTCAGGAAGCCATTGGTAGCCAGTATATGAGCGCCATTCAGGCCTATGCCGGTGGTGAAGCTAAGTTCCAAGCTATCTTTGCTCATCTGCAAGCAAGCTCTCCTGAGTCTGCTGAGGCGTTAGAGAACGCTATTGGTCAACGAGACCTTAAGGCTGTCAAGGGTATTATCAACTTGGCTGCTTCAAGCGTCCGTAAGGAGTTTGGTAAACCTGCTGAGCGCACACTGTCTAAACGTGCAACTCCTGCTAAGGTGACCTCTCCTAAAGCTGATGGCTTTGAGTCTCAAGCTGAAATGGTTAAAGCGATGAAAGACCCTAAGTATGGTCGTGATGCTGCTTATACCCGTTCAGTTGAGCTGAAGGTTCTTAACGCTAAGTTCTAAAATCATCACTATTAGGGAGAGCCTCAGGTTCTCTCATTATCTTAATCAACAGAAGGAGAAATAAACATGGCAGATGCAACTAACGGTCAGCAGATTGGTAAGAACCAAGGTAAAGGTATTTCTGATGCGGACAAACTGGCTCTATTCCTGAAGGTCTTCGGTGGCGAAGTTCTGGCTGCTTTCGAACGCCGTTCAGTAGCTGTACCTAAGTTCATGATGCGTACCATTCAGAACGGTAAATCAGCGAGCTTCCCTGTTCTGGGTCGTACTGGTGCTGCCTATCTGGCTCCCGGTAAGAATCTGGATGACCAGCGTAAAGAGATTAAACACTCTGAAGTTGTCATTAAGATTGATGGCCTGCTGACCACTGACGTTCTGATTTATGATATCGAAGATGCTATGAATCACTATGACGTCCGTGCTGAATACTCAGCTCAGATTGGTGAAGCTCTGGCTATCGCTGCTGATGGTGCAATTCTGGCTGAGCTGGCTACCCTGTGTAACCTCGACTCTACCAAGAATGAGAACATCGCAGGTCTGGGCACTCCGACTATCATCACCACTACCGTTAAGAAAGCTGACTTGGCTACCGCTGATGCAGTTGTTCTGGGTAAAGAAATCATCAAGGCTCTGACCAAAGCTCGTGCTGGTCTGACTAAGAACTATGCGCCAGCTTCTGACCGCGTAGCCTTTGTGACTCCTGATGGTTACTCTGCGGTACTGGCTGCTCTGATGCCTAACGAAGCTAACTATGCTGCTCTGATTGACCCTGAAACAGGTTCTATCCGCAACGTAATGGGCTTTGAGGTTATCGAAGTTCCTCACCTGACTCTGGGTGGTGCTGGTGTGGGTTCAGCCTCTGGTATTGACCATCAGATTCCTGATGCCTCTTCTACTACCGTTAAGGTTGGTAAAGATAACGTAATCGTTCTGGGTGGTCACCGTTCAGCGGTTGGTACTCTGAAGCTGCGTGATATGGCTCTGGAACGTGCTCGTCGTCCTGAGTATCAGGCTGACCAGATTATCGGCAAGTATGCAATGGGCCACGGCGGTCTCCGTCCTGAAGCTGCATTCGCTGCTGTCGCGTCTCAGTCTTAATCGTAACTCTAACCCTTGGGTTCCCTTAACGGGTTCCTGAGGGTTTTTTTTAAGGAGAAACTTATGGCTCAATCTCAAATGTCGATGGATGAAGCCAGCCTGTCTACCAGTGCTGAGCTTGATGCTATCAATGATATTCTGTCCGCTATTGGTGAACCTCCAGTATCCTCTCTGGATGCTGAGGCGAATGCCGATGTGGCTAATGCTCGTCGAATCCTTGCTAACCAGAACCGAAGGGTTCAGTCTAAAGGCTGGACCTTTAACATCGAAACGGATACCACACTGACTCCTGATGTGTTCTCAAAGATGATTAACTTCCTCCCAACGTTTCTTAAGGTTACCTCCACAAGTGGGACCACAAGTTACGTTAAGCGTGGAGAATTCGTCTATGACACAGCTCAGAAGACTGACCTCTTTGAGGGTCCTATTGCTGTCAATCTGATTGTACTTCGTGATTACAATGAGATGCCTTGGTGCTTCCGGGACCTGATTGTGGCTAAGGCTGCACGTCAGTTTAACATGAGGTTCTTTGGCGACGACTCAGTAGAAATGAAGCTGGCTCAAGAAGAGCAAGAGGCTCAGGTTTCCTGCATGGAGTATGAGCTGGACTTCGGTAACTTTAACATGCTTGATGGTGATGCCTTTACTGGCGGTCTGCTGTCACGATAACTTTAGGAGGGACCTCATGGGACTCATTTCGCAGTCAATTAAAAACCTTAAGTCTGGCATTAGTCAGCAGCCGGATATCCTTCGGTTCCCAGAGCAGGGAGAGGCTCAGGTCAATGGGTGGTCAAGTGAGACGAAAGGACTCATGAAGAGACCTCCAACTATCTTTGACAGAGCTGTTGATATCAGTTCATCTCTGGGTGCAAAGCCTCTGGTCCATGCTATCAACCGTGATGAAAACGAGAAGTACCATATCGTCTTTACGGGTAGTTCTATCAGAGCCTTGACAATGGATGGACGTAATGTTCCTGTGAATATTGATGCTGGTATGCAATCCTATATCACCACTCCAAATCCACGAGATGACCTGAGGATGGTCACAGTGGCGGACTATACGTTCATCACTAATACCAACGTTGTGGTGCGTTCAGCTAACGCTATCAATGACCCCGGATTTAATGAGCTTAATGACGCCTTAGTGTATGTTAAAGGCGGTCAGTATGGACGAACATTTACGGTGATTATCAATGGTAACGTTGGGTCCTTTACGACTCCTGATGGTGTTGGTGAGGATGGCAAAGAGGTAGCCGCAATGGTGAAGCAGACGGATGCTCAGTTCATCGTTCAGAAGCTCATTGAGAACCTCAGAGCACAGTCTGGCCTTGCAGGATGGAACTTTGGTGAAGGACCCGGATACATCCACTGTATCGCACCTAACAATGGGTCAATCACAGAGATTACTGTGCGTGATGGCTTTGCGGGCCAGTTGGCTTCCGCTGTTACTCATCAGGTTCAGAGCTTCGCTAAGCTTCCTCTTGAGGCTCCTAATAACTATATCGTCAAGGTTGTTGGAGACACCTCAAAGAGCACTGATGCATTCTACGTAAGGTTTGATGCTCGTGCTAAAATCTGGAAGGAAGTCTTAGGGTGGAAGTCTCAGGCTCGCATTGATGCCAACACTATGCCTCACGTTTTGATTCGTCAGGCTGATGGCTCGTTCAGGTTCACTACGTACTCATGGTGGGATAAGACCTGTGGTGATGACCTGACCAATCCCTTCCCAAGCTTTGTAGACAGCACTATTCGTGATATCTTTTTCTTTAGGAACCGCTTAGGGTTCTTGAGCGGTGAGAATATCATCTTGAGTCGTACTGGCGGTTATAGTCGCTTCTTCCCGGCCTCAGTGGCAAACCTATCAGATGATGACCCGATTGATGTGGCTGTATCACATAACCGTATCTCAGTCCTGAAGTACGCTGTGCCGTTCTCAGAGCAGCTCTTACTGTGGTCTGACTCAGCTCAGTTTGTTCTCTCAGCGTCTGACTCAGTGCTGTCCGCTAAGTCTGTCTCACTGGACCTCTCAACGGAGTTTGATGTGAGCTGGAGGGCCAGACCTTGTGGATTAGGACGTGGTGTTTACTATACGAGTCCACGAGCTGCATACTCTACAATCAACCGTTACTATGCGGTACAGGATGTGAGTGACGTCAAGAACTCTGAGGATATCACGAGCCACTGTCCGAGTTACATTGAGAACGGAGTGTTCAGTATCCAAGGGTCCACTACTGAGAACTATGTGTCTGTGCTTACTGAGGGCGCTAAGAATCGCATCTACATGTACAAGTTTCTGTATCTGGATGAGACCGTTCGTCAGCAGTCATGGAGTCATTGGGAGTTCCCGGCAGACGTTGAGATTCTTGCAGCTACACCTATTGGCTCAACACTCTACATTCTGGCCCGTAATGCTGTTCACTTCTATGCGTGCCATGTGAACTTCACTAAGGACACTATCGACTTTGTGGGAGAACCTTATCAGCTCTATATGGACCTCAAGACTCCATACACCATTCCAGCAGGTAACTACGATGCTGATAAGTACCGGACCAAGATTTCATTTGGTGACGTCTATAAGATGCTCATTAGGTACGGAACTATCATGTTGGTGGATACCACTGGCGCTACCTATTACTTCAAGGCTCCTAACGCTGATGGTAGCTGGCCCGGTGATAACCCTGAGCTGTGGATGGATGGTGATTGGTCAAACAGACAGGTGTTCATTGGGAGAGCCATTCCGTTCTATTATCAGTTCTCTAAGTTCCTCATTAAGACAACTGACCAGAACGGATTCGTTCAGACTCAGGACTTAGGTCGCCTACAGCTTCGTCGCTCATGGTTGAACTATGTGGAGTCAGGTAGCTTTGACGTTGAGGTTACCAATGCATCACGGACATTCACTTACAACATGACCGGTAAGAAACTTGGAGACCGACACATGGTCTTAGGGAATCTTAATGTTGCTACAGGTCAGTTCAGGTTCCCTTGTCCGGGTGAAGCTAACAGTCTTACCGTGGCTATCCGCTCAGAGGCTCCTACAGCTCTCAATGTGGTTGGCTGTGGTTGGGAAGGTAACTTTATCAACAGAGCACAAGGTATCTAAAGATGGCCCTTCGGGGCCTCTTAATTCATCACTATTAGGGGACCGGAGGGGTTCCTATAGTTCTTAAAGAGGAGGACGTATGCATTTACGAGAAGCAACACTTAAAGCTGTCAGCAGGTTCAAGCCTCAGCATGATGACCATATGGAAGCCCTTGCGGCAGGAGTTAACTGGAAGGAGAACATCACTGAGGCTGTCACTAAAGGTGGCTGTGTGATGATTCAACCGTTCAGTAAAGAGCAAGGCTGCGAGGCTTTCCCTCTGGCTATCGGTGGGAACATGGGTGACCAATGCTGGTTCGTTGTGAGCGAGCATCTGGAACGTATGCCCATCAAGAGTAAGATTGAGTTCATTAAGCTCATCAAAGAGTATCGTGATTTAATGCTGACCAAGTATCCTGTAATATGGAACTTCGTTTGGGTTGGCAATAAGAGTCACTACAGGTTCCTCAAAGCTATAGGCGCTGAGTTCCATGATGAGTTCACTGAGTCGCCTCGTACAGGTGAGCGATTCCAACTATTCACAATAAGGAGGTAAACTATGTGCTGGATGGTAGCAATCCCAATCGCCATGGCAGCAGCTCAGCAGGTCATGGGGAACCAACAGAAGCAGGAGGCTATTGCCGGTCAGATTGACCAGATTCGTCGCCAGAAGATTCAGATGATTACCAAGATGAACTATGATGATAAGGACCTCCAACTTCAGGAGCGCCAGAGTTATCAGGACACTGTGAATCAACTGAGTCAGAACAGTATGCAGAACGTTCGCAATATGGGAACCGTAAGGGCAGCTATGGGTGAAACCATGCTCTCTGGGAACTCCTTTGACCGAATCCAGCGGGTTACTCAAGGTGACTTCATCAGGTCCCAAATGGGTCTTAATGAGAACTATGAGAAAGACTATGCGAAGATTATGGGTGAGCGTGTGAGCAACTATGAGAACACAGCGAATCAAGTGGCTGCAATGAAAGAGCCGAAGCTTAAAGGTAAACTTGAGACCATCGTGGACCCATTAGGTCTGGGCATTGGGAACCTCATGAAGGTTACTGATGTGGTTGGTAAGAAGACTTGGGCTAAAGGCGTCTCAAATGCTATCGACAAAGATAACGCTAAGACTAACAAATAAGGAGGCAACGCATGGCTAAGAATAACCTGAGTGCTATCCTCGGCAACATGGGAGTACAAGGAGCTGACCGTATCCGAGGAGGAGCGGCAACACTAAACTTCCAAGCTGCTCAGGTAGGAGTTGACCCAAGCTATGAGCAGAAGGCTGATGAGATTGGTAATATCAGCAATACTCTCCAGACCTTAGGGAACACCTTTGGAAACTGGATGCAGAAGCGTGAAGCAACCGGTAAGAAGACAGGTGAAGACCGTGCTAATTATCTGATGCAGCACTTCACTCCTGACCAGCTCCAGAAGGCTCGTGCCGATGGTGTCTTGCAGTTCCAAGATGACCCTTATGCCATGAAGGCTCTGAACATGAAGGTCGGTCAGACTATCTCCATGGATGTTGATAATGACATTGCTCAGCGCATCGATAAGGGTGAGTTCACTGACCGTAAGTCTCTTGATGAGGCTCGTGCCAAGGCTTTCAATGAGCAGGCCAAGAAGCTTGCAGAGTCTTATGGTGTGGACTTCCAGAACAATGATGTTCAATCCGGTCTGAACTCACAGGTCACTGAGCGAAACATTACGCTCTACGGTAAGCATGACTCATGGCTGGACCAAAGCCTGAAGAACAAAGCTCAGCTTCAGCATAAGACTGAGAATGCCTCACTGTATTCTGACCAGAGTTTCCTACAGCGTCCTGATGCAGTTGATGCAGTCTTTGGGAACCTGAACAACCAGAAGCGTCTTGGTGGCTGGGATGATGCAACCTATCAGTCAAACGTTAAGTCTGACATTGCGGACATTGCAGCTCGTCCCGGTGGTGCAGCATGGTTAGCTAATGCTGAAGGTAAGAGCGTTAAGCTGGCTGATGGCTCGACTATCAATGCCAAGGCGATGTTCTCTCAGGACCAATGGGATGGTTTAAAGCTCAAAGCAGCATCAGCAGCATTTGACCAAGATGCAGCTCTCAAGGAGAAGTTCAATCTCTCACTGTCAACCATTCAGCATAATCCTAACATTGATGAAGCTGAGGCTCAGTTGGCTGCTCTCAAGGAGGACTATAATTCTCGTGTTCCCGGTAAGGCATCAACGCCTGAGCGTGACCAGATTATTGCCCTTGAGCAGAACCTTATTGCACAACGGGCCACTCAGAATGAGCAGCTCAAAAAGCAGCTCGTTAAGAAGAATCAGGACACCAATAAGATGCGGGTGTTTGATGCTCAGTTCAATAAGCGCCTCAGTGGTCAGTTCGTTCCTACGGATTACAGCAATATGCCGTCCAATGAGAATACTGGCGACTTCACTAAGGCTGATGCAGTGAACTATGCAAACTACAAGCTGGCTCAGATTGACCAGATGGGACTCACTCAGGACCAGAAGGATGACCTTAAGCTGAAGTATCTTCGTGCTGATGCTGATAAGGGTCCATTCAGGGAAATCATGGGAACCATGGTGAGTGACGCTCAGAAGGAATGGAGCGGAGCAGTAATGAACGGTAAGATGCCAGAGCAGACTCCAGCAATGGATAAGCTCCGTCAGATTCGCCAGAAGGACCCGGTACTGTTCGCACAGGTTTATCCTGAACAGGCTGACTTCTTCAATACGATGGACACAATGGACCAGCTTGGTGTTGACCATCAGGTTATCATTGATGCTGACCGTCAGGCTCAGAACCAGACCAAGGAGATGCGCTTTGAGGCGGATAAGAATTGGGCTGACCTTAAGAATGACTCTAAGGCTCCTGAGCTGGCTCGTATCCCTACCACGCTGGATGGTGCTGCTCGTAAGATTTATGATGCAACTCTGAATCGTACAGGTAACAACGATATGGCTAAGCAGCAGGTGTCTCGCTTCCTTCAGGAGAACACTGTGACCTTTACTGGTGAGGACGTTGAGGGTTCAACCATCGGCGTAATCCCTCGGAATCTGCTTACGGTCACATCGGACCCTGCGAGCTATAAGCAAGGTCAGGTAATCATTGAGCACGCCATGAAGGGAATCACTGAGGCTAACCCTTGGGTGACCAATAAGAATCTCGACGTCACTACATCGGGCAATAACATCTATATCACGGACACCACTGGTCAAATCAGGGTTCGTTATGATAAGGATACATTGTCTCGTGTGTATGCTGAAGAACAGACTCGTCAGGCATCTAAGGTTGAAGCTGAGGCTCTCAAGAAGGCAACTGAGCGCGGCCCTATCGCTGCTGTGAATCAGGCTAAGCAACAGGCTGAAGCTCGACGTAGAGCGAAGGCTAAGACTATCCCAACGTCAATCTATGGCGGTCAGGGTGAGACCAGTAAGAAGCTCTCTAAAGAGTTTGAAGACTTCGGTACATTTCTGAAAGGGAAGAAACCTAAATCATAACCATAAGGAGGCAACATGGCCTACGATAAGAATAAACCATCAGACCTTGATGTGTACTTTAAACAGGCTTCAGATAGCGAGGGAGTATCCTATGACTATCTCCGCAAGCTGTCTTTCAATGAGTCCAGCTTCAATGTGAACGCTCAGTCTCCTACGGGTCCTCGTGGCCCAATGCAGATGACCAAAGCTACAGCTCGTGCTCTGGGTCTTGTTGTCTCTGATGATGGCTCAATTGATGAGCGTACTGACCCGGCTAAGGCTATCCCTGCTGGTGCTCGTCACCTTGCAGACCTGACCCATAAGTTTGGTGGTGATGAGCTTAAGGCTGCTCTTGCATATAATCAGGGTGAGGGACGCTTAGGCTCCACTCAGCTTAAAGCCTATGATTCAGGTGACTTCGGTAAGATTAGTGCCGAAGGTCTGAACTATATGCGTAAGCTTAGCGACGTCGCTAAGTCTCCTCAGTTGGAAGCTCTGACTCAATATGGTGGTATTGTCCCAAAGGCTAATGCCTTCACTGTTGATGAGGCTACCAAATCTTGGGGTGAGGTTCAGCCAGCGGTGAAGGCCGGAGTAGGTTTACCAGAAGGTCACGAAATGGGAATCCAAGGGGCCGAAGTACCGGCTCCTAATAAGCCATTCTCTGAACAATTCTGGGACCAGCATCATGAGACTATCTCAGAGGCTGAAGACAAAGGTCTGCTGTTTGGAACCAAAGCGTCCATTGAGGCTAACACTCAGAACTCACCTCTTGGCATGGCTATCCGCGCTGCTCGTGTGGATAACTCTTGGGACCTCTTTAAGGACGTCATTACGCCTACCAAATGGAACAGCCATGTATGGACACCTGAGGAACTCTCTCGGATTCAGAAGGAGGTCAAGAACCCGGCCTATATGAGCGTTGTTACTGGTGGCTCTCCTGAGAACCTTGACGCACTCATTAAGTTAGCCAATGAGAATGCAGACCTTGATGCTAAGGCTGCAAACTCTGGGGCTGGTGCTAAGGTGATTGGTGGAGTCCTTGGAGCTTCTCTGGACCCTCTGAGTTATGTTCCTATTGCTGGTAATGCTTACAAAGGTGCAAGCCTGTTGAAGCGCGCTGTGTCTGTAGGCGCTCAGACTGCTGGCCTTAGTGTTGGCTCAGAGTTCCTGAGGACTAACATTGCGGGTGGTGAAGCTCACTATACTGAGGCTGCTGTAGGCGGCTTTGTGTTTGGTGCTGGCCTCTCAAGCATTGCTGATGGACTCTCTAAGGTTGCCACTGATAATCCTTTCCATGGAACAGTGACTCGCTTACAGAACCGTGAGGATGCTCGGTTGTCTGGTGGTGAGAACCCGGCAGTGATGCCTATTCAGGATGGAGAGCAGATTCTGGAACATGCTGGAGTGCCTTATGCTCACGCTGTGAATGATGGCGATGTTCGTCTTCAGGATGGAACCATTCTCTCTGCATCCAATCCAGTGAACCCTGAGACCATGAAGCGATTCGCCGAGGTGAACCCTGAGAAGTCAGCTTATGGTATTAAGACTGCTGGGATGACTGAGCTGGGGTTACGCCTGTTGAGTTCTGAAGATACCGCTATCCGTGGAATCGCTCAGGACTTAGTGAGGTCTCCAGTAGGGATGCAATCAGGGTCTAATGGTAAGTTTGGAGCCACTGCTTCGGATATCGTTGAGCGTCTACGTTCAGGTGATAACCGTGCTGAGAATGCTCTTTATGATGCCATGAAGACCGCTCTTAAGGACCCTGAGTGGTCCACTGGAGCCTTCAAGACCTCTACTGTGGGTGCTCGCCAGACTATCTATCAGAGAGCTGTGGAGGCCATTGAGCGCCCTGAGAACATCGCTAAGCTGACAGACAGTGAGAAGAAGGTGATGACTGTCATTAAGGATATGATGGACGCCAAGTATGAGATGCTCACTAATCCCTCTATGTTTGGGCGTAATGATGCTATCCCTGTGCTCCAGAAGTCTCGCCATGTTGGGACGTATGTGCCTAATGTGTATTCTCGTGAGCTGAAGCATGGCTTAATCGCTAAGCTGGGTTCACCTGAGGAGGCTCAGAAGGCTATTGCCTCAAGCTGGTTGAAGTCTTACCATACGCGTCCTGAAGTTAAGGCTCGTATTGATGAGCATCTGGCTGGAACCGGTGAGACTAAGGTGGAGGTTACTCCTGCGATGGTTGAGAAGTATGCTATGGATAAAGCCTATGGTATTTCTCACTCTGACCAGTTCCATGTGTCCTCTAACGTGGATGACCAGTTGGCTATGTCTGACCAATCACTGACCGGTCTTGAGAACAATCAGTTCCTTGAAGCTCGTCAGCTCTTTGATTCAGACCTGAAGACTACTCTTCCAGATGGCTCAGAGTTCTCTGTGAACATGCTCCGTGACTTCGATATGCGTAGAATCATCCCGGCATACAACCGTAGGGTTAATGGTGATATCGCTATCCATGGGGCAACCGGCAAGACCACTAAGCAGCTTAAGGATGAGATTCTGGCTCTGAAGCAGAAGGCTGATGGTACTGGCATTGGTGCAAATCGTCAGGAGACTGATGCTCTTGCAGATACCCTTAAGATTCTCACAGGTCGTGGTCGTCGGTCACCTGATGGCGCTCTGGGAACTATGCTCCGCTCAATGGCTGACTTATCGTTCTTCGCTAAGAATGCCTATATGGGAGTGCAGAACCTCACAGAGATTGCCGGTATGATTGCCAATGGTAACGTCCGTGCTCTGGCTAATGGTGTTCCGTATCTGGGTGAGATGATGAACAGAACTCGTGTGCTCCCTGTGAAGGAAGTCAAAGAGCTGCACTCAATGATGTTTGGTAAAGAGGTTGATGACTTGATGAGACCTACTCGTCAGGACCTCATTGAGAAGCTCCGTGAGTTCTCCCCTGCGTCTCAGACTACAGCTAACATCGTGGGCACCATTAAGTTTGGTACTCAGGAGCTGGCTGCTAAGTCACCATGGACTAAGGTGCTCAATGGGACCACTAACTACCTCATTGATGCTGGTCGTCAGGGCGTCCTGAGTGATATCTTGGATAATGCTGTTAAAGGCAGAAACTCAAGGTGGCTCAAGGAGAACTATCTGAAGTCTGCGAGTGTCTCACCTGAGCAAGCGGCAGGCATTAAGGCTCTCATTAAGGAACACGTGGTGCGTAACGCTGATGGCTCGTACACCATGCCTAACAAGCAGGCGTTCTCAAATGACCCTCGTGCTATGGACCTGTGGAGACTCGGTGATAAGATTGCAGATGAAGTAATGCTGCGTCCTCATAAGCTGAGCCTTCAGGACTCCCAAGCGTTTGGGCCATTTGCTCGCTTGATGCTCCAGTTTAAGACCTTCACTATCAAGTCACTGAACTCGAAGTTCCTCCGTAGCTTCTATGAGGGTTCTAAGAATGGACGTGCTCTTGATACGGCTCTGACTTGGGCTATCTCAGGTGGACTTGCTGGAACATACTACGTGGCTCAGGCTCATCTCAAAGCTGCTTCGCTTCCTAAGGAACAGCAGTCAGAGTACCTGAAGAAGGCTCTGGACCCTAACATGGTAAGCTACGCGGCTCTGTCTCGTGGCTCCTACTTAGGTGCTCCTCTGGGTGTCTTCAACCTCGTGGCTGGTCCATTAGGTTATGACCCTGCTAAGATGGTCCGCTCCTCAGTGCTTCCTCAGGCTGAAGAGAAGCGTCCTGACCGTCCTGTTAAAGGCTTTGCTGTAGGCTCTGACCCTATCCAGAACTTTATGACAGGTGTTCTCCAGCAGGTTCCCGGCGCAGGTTGGGCGGCTAATGCCTTTGGTACAGGTTACAACCTCTCAGGATACTTGAACTCCAATAAGTCTCTTGATGAGCGTGACTATCTGACAGGCATGATGAACACAAGCCGTGAGCTGGTTCCTAATGACCCTATCACTCAGCAAATCCTTCTCCATATGTACCAGAATGGTGGCATCCATCTGAACGGTAAATAAGGAGGTTCTTAAGTCATCACTATTAGGGAGGCGCTCTGTCTCCCATTCTTTCTAAGGAGGATTCTTATGGCAAGTGCTAACGTGCTGCGAACAATCTTCACGTACCCTATTAGTGGCCTTGGGCCGTACACCATCGCGTTTGACTATCTGGCCCGTAAGTTTGTCCAAGTGACTCTCTTAGGTCCTGACCGTAAGCTTCTGGTGTTGGGTACTGATTATCGCTTTATTTCAACCAAACAGATTCAGCTTATTAATGCTGCTCCTGCTGGCTATGGTCAGATTGAGATTCGTCGTTATACGGATGCTCAGGACCGGCTTGTTGATTTCCAAGATGGCTCCATCCTGCGAGCTACAGACCTTAACGTGTCTCAGGTTCAGACAATGCATATTGCTGAAGAGGGACGTGATGTGGCTGGTAATACCCTTGGCGTGGACTCTGATGGTAACCTTGATGCTCGTCTCCGTAAGATGGTGAACCTGCTTGATGGAGTACTTGATGGTGACGCTGTGACTATCCGTCAGATGAAGAATTGGAGTGAGTCCGCTTTGAATCAGGCCGGTATAGCTAAGCAACAGGCTGATGCTGCAAGTGCTTCTGCAAGTGCCGCTAAGACCTCAGAGACTAACTCTGCGACTACTGCTGGTAACTCTGCGAACTCTGCAACACTGGCTCAGAAGTGGGCTGCGAACCCTCAGGGTGTTCTTGTGGATGCCTCTAAGTACTCAGCGTATCATTATGCTCTGGCCTCTGAAAGTTCCGCTGTGAGTGCTCAAGGTTCAGCTCAAAGCTCCAATCAGGATGCTCAGGCTACTGCTGCTGACAGAGTTCAAACTGGTCTTGACCGTGTAGCTTCTGATGCTTCAGCCACTAAGGCAGAGCAGGAGGCCACTAAGCTTGGCAATATGAATGACCTCGCGGCTTCAATCTACAAGGTTGGCTCTGATAATACCGTTACGTTCAAACGTGGTGTTAGCTCTCAGGCTCTTATTGTTAATGACCCTACGAACAAGGACCTCTCACTGTGGTCTTTCAGTCCTATGACTGTAGCTGGCCTTGAGGGAGCCTTAGGCCTTGGTCCAAACTACAACAATGTACCAGTTGATAAACGTCAGGTTGTAGCTGATGCTAAGATGTGGGCTAATGATATGGCATCTGGAACCATTCGCTTACGTGATAAGGTTATTGACTTCACCAAGGAGTTTAACTTTAGCTTTGGTGGTGTTAGCGTCATTCAGGTTAACAGGACGGCAAACCTCAGTAAGATTAACTGGAGCGGTCTGGACTTTGATGGAATCAACCTGCTTAATATTGCCAACAATATGACTGCAAAGGGTGGCTTTAGTGGATACGCAGCTACCGGTGGAATCATCAACCAAGGTGGTCCAACACTTGCCTCATCTATCCGAGATGGTGGTGTTCCCGGTGGTCGCGTTCGAGCTAACTTTGATTTCTGGTGTCGTGGCTCTGATACAGGCCAGCGTCAAGGTGTCATCCGTGTTCATGGCGACGATATGTCTGGTGAACAAAACTGGGTTTTCCGTGGTGATGGTGATGGTGGTGGACGTATTGTAGGCTCTGCTGGCACAGTGCTAACGGATAGATACCCAACGTCAGATGGCAGACTTAAAACCATTGATGGTGACTCAGACCTTGAGGAGTCCGGTAAGCGTCTTGATGCTCTGGAGTTTAAGGACTATCACTGGAATAACCATGAGTACAACAAGCAGGTAGGCCTGAGGACTGACGTTCAGGAGCATGGTGTAATTGCTCAGCAGGCTATGCAGGTTGACCCTCGTTATGTTGAGGTTAATGAGCAAATCATTGGGACCATCTATGAGAACCGTTCTTTTGATAAGCACGTTCTTAACTGGATGCCCATGCTGCTGGATACTATGGCTGCTGTTAAACAGCTTCGTGCTCGTGTTAAAGAGCTGGAGGCACAAGTAAATAAGGAGGAGTAATGCTGAAGATTGATTTCAATAACGGAATCGTACAGGCAGCTCCGATTGCAGGAACAGCGGGAGCCGATGTGGTTTCCCGTATGTTCTTAGGTATGTCGCTGCATGAGTGGTTCTATGTGGCGGCTATCGCATATACTCTGGTCCAATCATGGGCCTTAATCTATCGGACTGTTAAGGGAGGACGTAAAGATGAGCGACAAGAGTCTAATTAAATTCCTTGAGATGTTGGATACGAATATGGCCCAACAGATGCTTAAGGACTTAAATAATGAGGAAAAGAGAACTCCTCAGTTGTATAATGCAATCGGCAAACTGTTAGAGCGTCATAAGTTCCAAATCTCCAAACTGCAACCCGATGAGAATATCCTCGGTGGACTTGCTGATGCCCTTACTGATTATAACAAAGAGTATGGTGCTGATGGCCTCTCAGAAGATGAGGCTAATGGAGGTGAGCGATGGGTGAACTAATGGCTGTAGCCTTTACCGTTGCTATCATGTTGATGGCTAAATAATAGGAGGTCCCATGTTTGAGACCATTAAGAAATATGCTCAGGCTGTAATGCTGGTCGCCGTGCTCGCTTTCTCCGCAGGCTGTTACTTCTATGGTCACAGTGTGGGATACAATGAGCGGGACGTTGCGGCTAAGCTGGAAAGCTTTAAGAGCCAAAATGCATGGCAGGCCGCTATGCTGGAGGAACAAAATGACAAGCAAAAGCAACTCTCAGAACAAGGCAGGATTTATCAAGAGAACTTGGCAAAGAACCAAGCTGATACCGCTCGGACTCTTGATGATTTACGTAAGTCTGGTAACAGGCTGCGCATCAGGGTCTCAACCTGTGAGGCCGCTAAGTCCTCAAGTACAGGTGGACCAAGCTCTGATGGTTACGCCGAACTTTCAGGAGACGCTGCTCAAGTACTTGTCAGTGAATCCAGACGTGCCGATGAGTGGATTAAACGACTCCAAGAGACCGTAAAGGTCCTTCAGTCACAAACTAAGGAGGTTAAGTAATGGATACTATCCGTAGAACGATGTTTGATGCCGCTACGTCTAACGTAAATGGTGAGTACCTTCCGGGCTTCCGGGCCGTTAAGTCTGGTCTGATTGACCTGTTCTTTCCTAATGTTCAGAATGGAGCTGTAGGCTTCGTACTGGTGGATAACACAGGCAAGGAGACTGAGATTATGGAGGGTAGCGATTGGGTCACTCCAGAGGGTATTAAGCTGGAGCCTTTGAGTCCTCCTCAGATTTCTGATGGTCATGAGACTATGAAGGTTACCTCTACCGGTACTGTAGGTTTATCCCGCGTGTATCGTGTTATCAAGCCTTGGGCTGACAATACGAACTTCGGTATTCAGGAGCGCGTTGCTGCTCTTGAGGAGGCTCTGAGTGGCTCTGGTGGTGATTCCTTCACTCCGGGTGCTGCTGTGAATGACCCTGCTTCTGGTGGTAACACAACGGCTCTCACAGCTCCTGCTGCTGGCTCCGATGCTGCTGCTATCGTTACTTGGTTAGGTAACATGGTCACTCAGTTTAACTCTCAGCGTACCACAGTTGGAAATGCTCGTAACGCCTTAGTGGCTCTCCTGAAGTCTCTTCGGGATGCAGGTATTATCAACAAGTAACAACTATTGGCTCCCTCGTGGAGCCTTTAGGCGTCTCTACAAGAATCCTGATGGGTGACACCTCACGTCATCTGACAGAATTGCTGTAGCGTTGTCTATAAGTCATTGTTTTAACTAAGGAGGTGAAAATGTCCCAAGCTTTAAGAAACGCCAAGATTGAGGCGCAACTCAAGGAGGACTTTATTGCATTCCTCTTTGTTCTATGGAAGGCTCTCAACTTGCCTCCTCCTACACGATGTCAGATTGATATGGCTAAGGAACTTGCCTCAGGTAAGCGCCAGCGGTTCATCCTTCAGGCATTCCGTGGGATTGGTAAGAGCTTCATCACTTGTGCATTCGTCGTGTGGCTCCTATGGAGAAACCCTCAGCTCAAGATTATGATTGTCTCAGCTTCCAAAGAACGTGCTGACGCTAACTCCATCTTTATCAAGAACATCATCAACCTGTTACCGTTCCTGCATCACCTGAAGCCTCAGGCCACTCAACGTGACTCTGTGATTAGCTTTGATGTAGGGCCAGCGTTACCGGACCACAGTCCCTCTGTGAAGTCTGTAGGTATCACTGGTCAGTTAACTGGTAGTCGTGCAGACATTATCATTGCTGATGACGTTGAGGTCCCTAACAACTCCTCCACTCAGACAGCCCGTGATAAGCTCTGGGAACTCGTTAAGGAGTTTGATGCTATCCTGAAGCCTCTCCCTGAGTCTCAGATTATCTATCTGGGTACGCCTCAGTGTGAGATGACTCTCTATCGTGAGCTGGAGAACCGTGGGTACACTACTCTTGTGTGGCCTGTGCGCTATCCTAAGGACGATACAGAGGTTGATGTGTATGGCAATAGGTTGGCCCCGATGATTCTCAATGACCTCGCAGAGAGCGGCATAGAGCTTCTGAGTATGGCTCCTATGGAACCTGTACGCTTTGACTCTGAGGAAATCCGTAAGCGTGAACTATCTTATGGTAAGGCTGGCTTCGCTCTTCAGTTCATGCTGAACCCAAGCTTGTCTGATGCTGAGAAGTACCCTCTACGCCTCCGTGACGCCATTGTGACGGCCTTACAGCCTGATGTTGGCCCATTGCATTATCAGTGGCTCCCGAACCCTCAGAATGAGATTGGTGACGTTCCTAACGTGGGCTTACGTGGTGACCGGTTCCATCGTTATCATACTGTGTCTGAGAAGTACCATGAGTACACCTCTAAGATTATGGTCATTGACCCGTCTGGGCGTGGTAAGGATGAGACTACCTTTGCGATTCTCTATGCCCTTAACGGCTACATCTACTTGATGGATGTTGGCGGTTATCTTGGCGGCTACGAGGATAAGACAATGGAGAACCTCGCTAAGAAGGCGAAGGAGTGGAAGGTGAACACAGTGGTTCTGGAGAGTAACTTTGGTGATGGTATGTTTACCAAAATCTTCCAGCCTGTGCTGCTGAAGCTTCATCACTGTGCTCTTGAGGAGTACCGTAGCAGCGGTCAGAAAGAGGTCCGTATCTGCGACACTCTGGAGCCTCTGTTAGGCAACCACAGGTTCGTCATCCGTGAGGACGTTATCCGTATCGACTATCAGACTGCCAAAGACAAGGATGGGAACCATGACCCTCGTTACAGTCTCTTCTATCAATGGACTCGTATGAGCCGTGAGAGAGGCGCTGTGGCCCATGATGACCGTCTTGATGCTGTGGCTATCGGTTGTGACTACCTCAAGGAGGTGGTGCTTAGAGATGACCTGATGGGCGCTAATGAGATTACTGAGGAGTTCCTTCTGGACCATCTGGAGCGTGATGTGACTACTGGCTCCCATTCTTACAGTGTTGGCGATATGACCATTCACTATGAGGATGATAAGGATGACTATGGGAATAGCTTCATGAATTTCTAAGCAGTCTTAGTGAATGATTAAGCATTATGAGTAAGGAGGCTCTTGAGGGTTATCTTATTGATATCCTTAGGAGTTTCCTTAAATCATCACTATTAGATACAGGGTCCGTAACATATAGATATAGACCATTCATTCTCAGTATTCACCTCCTACTCATTAGGTGTCCTTTGGACCTTGAGCTATCAGGTGTTCCATAGGTGTCACTAATGCTCAACGGTTAAGAGACCAATGAGGTTATTATCAATAATAGGAGGTAATCATGAGTAAGGTCTCTAAAGCCTTCGCTGAGGTGTGGCCTGTGGTTAGATTCATTCTGACTCATAAAGCTACCTATCGATTTCTTGTTGTTATTCTGGGTGCTCTGGGAGTTGTTAATGCAGACCATCTCGGAGACACACTTGAAGCTATCGCTACTGCACTCTTTGGCCCTCTGGGTTAACCTTGGGTACGTGGTGATTAGCGTTGTGGTAGCCCTAAAGGATTAGTATCTGATTACCATCATCTATTAATCCTCCTCCCAATGCAAGAACCTTAGGAGACTCTTTAGGCCTTCGCTACGAGATGGTCTCCTGAGGGTCCCTTTAAGAATATACTATAAAAATCTGAGAGGGTATCTCATAGAGTAAGCGCCGTAGGTTCCCCCCGTAGGCCCTCTCAAAGCTCACCATAGGGTCCTTCCCCTTTAGGTTATCATGAAGAGTCCATAGGTTGCAAGCTCTTTAAGTAAACTTTAGGTGTCTTTAAGCTCTCCTTAAGTGGTCCATAGGTGTCCATAGCCCTACATATGGTGTCATTAGGAGGTCATTAGGTACTACATGTAGGTCTCTCTGTGTCCCTATCTGTAAGACACATTAGGACCTCATTAGGATGGCCTACAGGCTACGTCTTAGCGAAGGCTTATAGACCACATTGGGACCAGCTTCTTATAGTGCTCTATAGGACTCGTATGGAGAGGCAGGCTATAGGGTGAAACATCGGTACGAGGGAGCCTATAGAGTATCTCTAAGTGAGGGCCTCTTGTGATGGGTCTATTATGGTCTGTAAGTATATTGATTCTATTGAATATTCCTTAATTCATCACTATTAGAGATACATAAAGTCTTAAAGGTCTTA